GCGAACTTTTGTCAGCGCCGAAACAGGCGGCAGAATAGCGACAAAAGACTTTTCAGGGCAATCTTTTCAAGGTTTAGGATTTAGCGAAACATTGCCGACTAATATTTTAAACTGGTACGGAAACCAAGGCTTTATAGGTGACCAGGCTTGCATGATTATTAGCCAGCACTGGCTAATAAATGCATCTTGTGAAATACCCGTTTTAGACGCTTTACGGAAAGGTTACGAAATTTGCGGCAATGACGGCGTAAAAGTCGAAGCCAACGATATTTCTAAATTACTGGAATTTGACAAGAAAATCGAACTTAATTCAAGGCTTAGAAATTACGGAAAGTTTGCGCGGATATTCGGGTATCGAATTGCCATTTTTAAAGTTGAATCCGATGACCCTGATTATTACGAGCACCCGTTTAATATCGATGGCATAACCAAAGACAGTTACAAGGGCATATCATTGCCCGATCCGTACTACATTACCCCGCAAATGGGTAAAAATGGTTTTGACCCGTCTGATATTCGTTTTTATGAGCCTGAGTATTGGTTGATACAGGGCAAAAAATACCACCATACCCATTGCATCATTTTTAGGCATTGTGAAGTTGCCAATCTTTTAAAGCCGGTTTACAGGTATGGCGGCATAAGCTTAGTGCAACAAATTTACGAGGTTTGTTACTCAGCTATGCAAGCAAGCAACGAATCAAACATGCTGCTAATGACTAAACGCCTAAACGTCATGAAAGGCGATGTGGAAAGTGCCATTGTTGACCAATTTGCTTTTGAAGAAAAAATGGAGTTTTTTAGGAATACCCGTGACAACCACGGTTATCAATTAATCGGGATTGATGAAGATTTTGTTCAAATGGATACGGCATTGGCAGAAGTTACCAACGTCATAGCGCAAAAGTTTCAGTTAGTCGCATCAGTGGCAAGGATGCCGACTAACATCTTAATGCAGACCCCGTTAGAAGGGTTTGGAAGTCAAGGAGAAAGTGAAGAGAGCGTTTATCATGGCATGTTGGAAAGTCTGCAAATGCACTGTTTTGATCCGTTATTAGAACGGCATTATTTGATTGCACAAAGGTCACTAGGCTTAAAGCCGTTTGCTTTCCGCGTTAAATGGAACTCACTTGACACGCTAACAGCGCAAGAGCAGGCGCAAGTTAATTTAACTAAGGCGCAAGCTGATGAGGTTTATGTAAGCTTAGGTGCGGTGTCTGGCGAAGATGTCCACAAAAAACTACAAACCGATAAAATGAGCGGGTTTGATGGTATGGGTGATGCTATGCCAGAACAACACGAGCCTGACTTGGAGCGTTATGCAACAGAAGATGCAAACCATTGGACAACGCTGGAAAACGGCAGTCATGTGCTTATAGATGGTAATGGAAATATTATCGCTGGCGCTGGCGGAAAGATAAATGGTACTAAGATAAGCCCAAAGTCTAAGAGTGGTGACGTTGAGAGCCACGTTAACAAAACCAATAAGCTGGCTAGTGAGGGCGCTAAAAAGTTTGGTGGTAGTGAGAAGGATTATTTGCGTGAGTCAAGTAGGATTGCTAAGGCTCAACCTGAAGCGCAAAATAATTTGACAAAAGAAGAAAACACGAGTAGAATAAAACCCGAAGTCGAAGTTAATCAATCTACTGAGGAAAATAAAATGAACGGACAAGGCGTTGAATATTCAGCAGCGAAAGAGCGCGAGTACGACCGCATACACAATGAAGGCGGAGAAGGATTTAACCCATATCGGGACAACGTAAAAAAAACTGAGAAAAATATTTCAGCTTATGAAGAAGCGGAAAAGAAGTTTAATAATATATCGTGGACTGCCCCAGAAAACGCAGGGAAATTAGCTGGCGTTACATTAATTGGTGGCAAGGTAGACATTAAGCCGGTAGCCGGAAAAACCGTATGGGGAGCAAGTTTTAATCATAATGGCGATGAGGTTTTTGTTAGAGCAGAAGGAAAGCCAGAAATACAAGAAATGGTTGATCTTTATCAGGGCGCATTAAAAGATAAGCCGGATAATATAGGGCAGTCAAGCGTCGCCAAGCATGTTCCTGATTATTTTGCAAACTAATGACCCCCTCAAAAGCCGCCAAATCCCAGGGCTTCAAAAGCCTAAACCAAGTCTGTGAGGCGGCAAACGTAAGCCGCCAAACGCTGAGTAATTGGTTCAAGAATAACCGTGTTTTGTTTGATATTGTTTTGAAAGGGTGCAAATAGTGGTATAATTACCGCAGGAGTGGAATCCTAAGACAAGCTAAAGATTTATTAAAACCGTTGTCGGAGGTCGCTTGTGACCTATTCCACCCGACAGCGGTTTTTTATTGTCTATCATTTGGTTATTGACAAACAAACAACATAATGTTATAACATTACATAAATCAGCTATCATAATCAGATGCCAGATAAAACGCCTTATGTTAGACGTAAACGAACAATGGAAGGTAAAGCGATGCTTTATCCTGATGTTGTAGGCTTACGCTACTGGGCAGAGCTGGAGCCGTTATTTAATGCTATGACACGCGAAACAGAACGCGAATTACTGGCTTTATTTGATAGCCCACAGTCTATCAGGCTTGGCTTAGCGACTCAGGACGAAAGCTTAACAAAAAAAGCCAAGGCTATTTTAAGCCGGTTAAGTCGCAAATATGCACGGGCTTTCGAGGGTGAATTGAAGAAATTCGTACCAAACTGGATTAAAAATATTGACAACTCGTCAAAAGCTTCCATTAAAAGAAGCTTAAAAGAACTGTCAAACGGCGTAACAGTCTCCCCTGATTTTTTAACCGATAAGATGGCCGAACAATTTAAGGCTATGACGGTGGAAAATGTCAGTCTGTTCAAGACCATTGCCGCCGAGTATTTCCCAAAAGTAGAAAGCGCGGTCATGAATTCAATCATCAGCGGCAACGGCCAAAAAGACTTAGTTCCATTTTTTGAAAGCCATAGCAATGGTACTAAAAATTATGGCCGTTTACGTGCGCTAGACCAAACCCGCAAAGCTTACACCTCAATAAATTTGGCAAGAATGGAACGCTTAGGCGTTAAAAAAGTTAAGTGGTTACACTCTCATGGCTCAAATGCCCCGCGTAAATTGCATCAAGACCTTGATAAAAAAATCTTCGATATTGACAAGCCCCCGTTTATTGGTGTCATGTATGGTGTTGATGTATATGGTTTTGGTGGTGTATTACCTAACTGCCGGTGTGCATTGTCACCTGTCATAGAGCTGACAGCATGAGCGCACAAGTAATAGACGATAATGGATTTATCGAGATCAAAGATAACCCTATTAGTATGGTAGGTATCTTTGATTATTTGGGTAGCGAAATAAACGCGCCCGACCCGTCAAAAATGTACAAGGTTTTCCGATCACCAGAAGCCTTATCAAGTCAAGATACCATCGACAGCTTCAAGGGTCTGCCGCTCGTTAATGACCATACAATGTTAGGCGATGCAGCAACAGACCCAGCTAAAAAAGGTATTGACGGAACGATAGGAGATCACGTTTATTTTAAAGACGGGACGCTTTACGGCAACTTAAGACTGTACACAAACAAAATAAAAAGCCTAGTAAAACGTGGCAAGCGTGACTTGTCATTGGGCTATTATTCAAACTACGAATTTAAAAAAGGCACATGGAACGGCCAAACGTATGACGCAATACAGCACACAATCACAGGCAACCATATTGCATTAGTCGATTCAGGTCGATGTGGGCAATCAGTTGCGGTACTAGACCACAAAGTAATTACATTTGACCACAAGGCGCTAAAAATGGCAGCAACCACTGAAGAAGTTACGAAAATCGTAACGGTAGCACTCGCACCGATGATGACAACGATGGACGCAATGGCTAAGCGCCTAGCGGCTATGGATGCAGAAGCGGACAAAGAAGAAGAAAAAGTAAAAAATGAAGACGAAGAATCTGAAGAAGACGAAGACAAGGTGAAATCCGAAGATTCTGATGACGAAGACAAAGACGACAAAAAAGAAACTATGGACGCGGCAGCAGTAAGCGCACTGGTACAAAAAGCCGTTGCAACCGCTAACGCTGATTTACGTAAAGATATTGCAACTAAAGAAGAATTGGTTAAGATTGCCTCGCCGTTGATTGGTACTTTTGACCATTCAACCATGTCAGCAGCTGATGTTGCCAAATATTCAGCCGATAAGCTTGCGCTAACTGGCGACCCAGAAACAGCATTAAGAGCCTACGCTAAAGGTTTAGGCAATACAAAAACAGCCGTTATGGACGCAAAAGCGCCAGCGGGTAAAGAACAATTACGATCAGGAGCTTACGACTAATGGCAAGTCCACAAACGGCAGTAAATTTTAATATCCCGGTCGGCATTCCTGGCGAAATCGCTTATGACGTGCCATTAAATGCACAAGTACGCTTAATTCACAGCGGCGGCGTTAATCCAAACGTATTCGGTTATGCTTACACAGAATCGACTTATGTTGCACCAACCGGAACAAACCAAGCCCCGCAATCCGCAACCGTGGGCGGTACTGGCGTATTTGCTGGTATTTTGTTGCAACCGAAAGCGGCAAGCTCAGCAGGCGGAACTACCGGCTCATTATCAACCACTTTCAATTTGTTGGAAGATAGTTACGGCACACTGGGCACACAAGGAGCTTTCTTTGTTAACGTTTCATCAGCTTGTGCTATTGGCGATCATGTTTCATACGATACCACAACCGGATCACTTGCTACCGTTGCGCCACAAGCATATTTTACAGGCGCGATTGCAGTTACAACTGGTATTTTAACTGTATCGGCTATGGGTTCAGGTTCGCCAGCTATTGCAATTGGCGAAACGCTAACAGGTACGGGTGTTGCGGCGGGGACTATCATTACAGGGTTTTTAACCGGAACTAATGGCGGCGTAGGCACTTACAGCACTAACGTTACCGCAGCGGTATCCAGCACGGCGACTATGAAAACAGGCTCAGCAGCAGCAGCGGGTACTTTAAAAATTCCTAATACTCGTATTGCTTATTTTGCATTGTCAGCGGCTGGCGTAGCTGTTGTTAAAATCACAGGGGCTAACTAATGGCACATCATTTAACTAAAAACGATTTTTCGGTTAATCCGCGTAATCTTGCAAAATATCATTCTGATTTGCGTGCCAATATCGGCACTATGGATTCAGTAAGCCTAAAAAATGCGGGGTTTGGCGTAGCGACTATGGACGCACAAACAGCACCAATGTCGGCATTTAATACCCCAGTAGCTAACCAATTTTTACAAAACTGGCTTCCTGGTAATATCCGCATGTTTACCGCACCGCGCAGAAGTGAAGAACTTTTGGGTTTTGTTCAGGCTGGCGGTTTTGCTGATGAAACCATCGTAGCAAAATTCACTGAAATGTTTGGCTTTACTCAAATGTATGGCGACTTGGCAGACGTTCCGCGTGCTGGCTATAACGTTGAATATTTGACACGCCAAATTGTACGTTTTCAGGGCGGCATTCAAACCGACCGCTTGGAATCCGAAAGAAAGTCAAAAATCGGCGTTAACGATATGGACGAAAAACGTTCATCTTTGGCGCGTGCTTTTGCAGTTACTGAAAACTATGTTGCTTTCCACGGCTGGCAAGGTGTCCGTTGTTTTGGCTTGTTAAATGACCCAAACCTACCCGCTTACAATACCGTTGCCGCCACAGGTTCTGGGTCAAGCCCATTGTGGTCAACAAAGACTACAGAATTACAACGCATTGACATTCAGACTGATGTAACCCGCTTGTTTAAACAGACAAAGACAGCTTTTAGCCCCCGTAATGAAGTTTTTACATGGGCAATTCCAACTGATGTCAGTATGGCATTGAACAACCCGCTGGTTATTGGTGGGGTAGCGGTTGCCATGACTTTGGAAGATTGGGTATTAAAACAATACCCTAATATTCGTATCGTTGTAATTCCTGAATTTGACTTGGCTAATGGCGGTGCAAATGTCTGGTACATGTACAAGGAATCCACTGTTGATGTGGATGACTCTACAGACGATGGGAAAACCATTATCAACATGATTCAGAACAAAATGTTCATGCTGTCGGCTCTGCCAACCAAGTCAGGCGGCAGCATGGAAAGTTATGCAAGCGCACAGGCCGGAACGTTTGTAAAACGTCCTATTTTGGTTGTGCGTTCAAGCGGGATGTAATTGATGAATTTCCTTTATTCAACGCTTACAGCACCGCAAAACTACGCTATCCATAAGAAAAACCCAGACGGCTCTTACAGCATTGCGCGGGATATTTTGATTAATGGCGGTCACGGCTTGACTAATCGTTTCGGGGTTCTGCTCCAAGGGGCATTAACCGAAGTCGATGATGAAACCCTGTCATTGCTTGAACAGGATTATGTGTTTTGCTTGCACCGTGATAATGGATATATCAAAGTTGACAGAAAAAAGCACGAAGTTGAGTCCGCTATTAGTGACCTTAATCAGCGTGACAAGTCATCACCGGCAACTGCTCAAGATATTGATGCGTTGTATGATGATGGTGCAATCCCTGTGCCGGTTACAGAGTACAAAGCAGACGGCAAACCACGCTCACGAAACGCGATGCAATAAACCATGTCACTATCCTTAGCAAGCTTTTTTACACAGTTTCCAGAGTTGGCAGCAACACCGGATGACAGTGTAACGATGTTTTATGATGTAGCAACAAACTATATCAGTGCTGAGGATTATGGGTGGTTGAATGGCGGCTCACGTAGCCATGCTTTGATGCTGTTAACCGCACACATGATTAATTTATCTTGTCAAACAAATAACGGCACAGGTATTTTAATCAGCGCGGGCGAGGGTAGTGTCAATGCCGCTTTTATGCCACCAGTTGTTAAATCTGCTTTATCGTATTGGTTGAATCAGTCCCCTTATGGTCAGCGGCTATTAGCATTGCTATCAATCAAGGCTGTAGGTGGGATTTACTCAAGCGGATCAATGGCAACAAGTAACATAAGGAAATTCAATGGCTCGTTCACTCGCTAATATTTTGATTAATCGATACAAAGATTATGAAAAAAAAGAAGCGCGTGTAGGCTGGTTTCCTAGCTCGCAATATCCTGAAGAAGACGGCGGGGAGTATGTGGCAATGGTGGCAGTAACTCAAGAGTTTGGCGATCCATCAAAGCACATACCGCCCCGCCCTTTTTTAAGGCCGACCATTAAAGACGAGTCTAAAAAATGGGCTAAGATTGTTGGGCAGTCTATTAGGCAACAAATGAGCGGTGATGATGTGCTTGAATTGGTTGGTTTGCAGATGCAAGGCGATATTAAAGAAGCAATAGGGGAAGTCACTACCCCAGCACTTGCGCCTTTGACGATTAAATTAAGACAAGAACGCGGAAACTTTGACACGCACCCGCTTAACGATACAGGCTACATGATAGCAACGTTGATCAATACGGTTGAAGAAAAGTGAACTTACACGCCATTGTAAGCGGTGCAATCGGCATTGTTAATCCATTTATTACAGCAACCTTAAAACGTAGCACTGGCTACACAATAAGCGCGGACGGAACGCAAACACCAACTTACACAACATTAACCGGATTGATTCAGGTTCAGGCAATGAGCGGCACAGACTTAAAGCGCGAGAACTTTTTGAATATCCAAGGCACGCAACGTAATATTTACATTAAAGGTAATTGGACGGGAGTTATTCGTACCGACCAAAAAGGCGGCGATGTAATGAGTTTTGGCGAAACTCCAAAATGTCCGGTACGGGACTGGAAAGTTTTACAGGTTTTGGAAACATGGCCACAGTGGTCTAAAGTTGTGGTAGTAATGCAATGATAGCACCTTTGCAGACTGATGTTTTTACTACCGTTAGAACGTTTTTATTGAGTTTGTTTCCTACTGTTGAAGTAATTCACGGCTTAGGCAATGGCACACCAACACCTTTAAACGGATTTATTGCATTCACCCCGCTTTTTATGAGTCGGGTTAATACGAACGAAAACAGTTTTCAAGACCCAACGCCAACAACTGGAACTAAAAAAAGCGCAGCAGGCATTCAATACACTTTTCAGATTGATTGTTATGGTAATGATTCGGCAAATTGGGCAGCAGAAATTAGCACCATGTGGCGTGATGAATACGCTTGTACAATCATGGGCAATACATGCCAACCATTGTACGCAGACGAACCAAAAATGATGCCACTGATTAGTGGCGAGCAAAATTACGTACAACGCTGGACGATTACAGCGGAGTTACAATACAACCCGATTACAACAACGCCGATGGAGTTTTTCGATGCCCAAGGCACAACGACTTTAAACCCGAATTAACAACATAAAGGCTAAAAATGGCTATTGATATTCGAAATCTTGTAACATCCACACCCAGCGTATTGAGCGGAGGCGGTTCTTCGCCGTCAATGGCGAGTGTTTTTTTAACTAACAATACAGCCGTTCCTATTGGCCAAGCTAAGCTTTTTACTTTAGCCAGTGCGGTAAGTGCGTTTTTTGGTTCGGCTAGTGCCGAGGCTTTAGCCGCTAATATCTATTTTTCAGGCTTCCAAAATAGCACAGTCAAGCCTAACGCGCTTTACTTTTGGCAATACCCGTCTGCCAACGTTGCAGCATACTTGCGCGGCGGCAATTTAGGAAGCATGACATTAACGCAGTTAAAGGCTTTATCGGGCGTGTTGACGATGACAGTTGACGGCGTTGTAAAAACTACTACTACAATAAATTTGACAGCGGCTACCAGTTTTAGCAATGCAGCAACCATTATCAGTGCTGGATTTACCTCAGGACCTGTCGTAGCTTTTGACGCACAACGCAATGCTTTTACTTTCACAAGCAACACCACCGGCGCATCAAGCACCATAACTTATGCAACAGGTACACTATCGGCTGGCTTATTGCTGACTCAAGCATTGGGAGCAGAAACAAGCCAAGGCACTGTTGCGGGTGTTCCTGCCACTAGTATGGATTCTTTGTTGGCAACCACTAAAAAGTGGGCAACTTTTACCACTTTATTTGAACCAGTTACAGCGGATAAAACCCTGTTCGCTCTTTGGACAACTTCAAAAACTGACCGCGTGTACTTTGCGTGGGATACCGACATTGGCGCAACCCAAAACGGAAACTTAACAAGCTTTGGGGTATTGGCTAAGGCCGCACAATATAACGGCGTGTGTCCGCTTTATAATCGTGTTGATGATGCCGCTTTCTGGGCTGGCACTGTTGCTAGCGTTGACTGGACACGTAGAGAGGGGCGTATTGCATTTGCTTATCGTTCACAAGCTGGTTTAACTGCCGCTGTTACTGATGACACTATTTACGCTAACTTGATAGCAAACGGTTACAACTTTTATGGGCAATTTAGCAGCAATGTTGATACATTCAGCTTTTGCCAAACCGGTGCAATACCTGGCGCGTGGAAATGGTTGGATACCTACATCAATGAAATTTACTTAAACCAACAAATTCAAACCGCTGTAGTTAATTTGTTATTGTCAGTTAACTCATTACCATACAGTGATTACGGCTATGCTTTATTACGTGCCGCTTGTACCGATCCGATAAAATCATTTATCACTTTTGGCGGTATCCGTGCTGGCGTGCCATTATCTGACGCGCAAAAAACACAGATTAACGGCGCGGCTGGCGTTGATGTGTCCGGTGAAATGTTCACTGAAGGCTATTATTTGCAGATTTTGCCAGCGGATGCACAAACACGCAGCAACCGAACATCACCACCGATAACATTATGGTATATGGACGGCGGCAGTATCAGAACCGTTAACGTAGCATCTATCGCAGTAGCTTAAGGAGAATTTAACATGGCTTTACCACGTACAATAACCAGCGCAAACGCTTCTTTAATCATTACCATACCGCTACTTTATCCAGCACCGCAACAGATTCAAGGATTTGCAGTAGACGATGCTTGGAGCTTGGAGCAGATTGATGTTGCAGAAGCCCAAATGGGGGTAGATGCACAATTATCCTTTGGCTACACGCCAGCGGCTAAAGTATTTGGGGTGAGCTTACAAGCCAACTCAACGTCAGTCGGTATTTTTAAATATTGGGGAGCGGCCACTGAACTGGCGAAAGAAATTTACATTTGTTCAGCGGTTCTTTCAATCCCTGGCACGCGCGAATCATTCACGATGACTAACGGCACATTGACTAAAACGACACCGATGACCAGCGGCAAAAAGGTACTTGCACCGCTATCTTATCAAATTGCTTTTGAATCAATCCGTAGCTCAATCCTGGCGTAACCTATGGCACGTAAGCAAAACACAATCATTATTGATACTGATAACCGCGATAAAGGCAAAACATATCTAATTAAAGAAATGGACGCTTTTAGCGCGGATAAATGGGCTTTTAAAGCGTTGTCCGCTATCAATATGAGTAATGTTGATTTAAGCTTTTTCGGCGGTATCGATTCACTTACTAAATCGGGAATGCAGGGCGTGTTTGAGGTGTCTAAAGTGCTTGGCGGCGTTATCAACTTACTGCAAAGTATTGATGAAGAAAAGCTTGATACCATCCTCGACGACTTGCATTATTGCTGTTATTTTATCCCAACACTTGGCGCACCTCCACGGGCAATCATGGATAAAATAGAAGGTGATATTGAAGAAGTCAGTACGTTATTCAAACTTAAAGTTGAAGCTCTTGTATTACACTTGGATTTTTTGAAGGCCGCCAGCAGCCGGACTACTGGCGGTTAGGCGGCGACAGTTATGACACTGTTGATCCTGTCAATGTACCAATCATAAATTATGAATTGATACTTGGCAGGATGGCCACGCTTTACGAATTGCAGACCATTTACAGCACTGAAGACGCTTACAATCTTTATGAGATTTTAAGCGTCGACAACCACAACAAAGCACTAATACAAAGACAAAATGAGCGCAACGGTAATAGATGAGCTAATTGTTAAACTTGGCATTAACACTACTGAATTTAAAAGAGGTGCGCGTGAGGTAGATAGCGGGTTCAAAGAATTGGCCGCTTCTGCCGCCAAGCTTTTTACTTTGTTGGCTGGCGGGAAAGGCTTAACCGAATTCGCAAAAAACATGGTCGAAGCTCAAGCGGCTTTGGGTATGTTTTCTAAAAATATCGGTATTGCTTCGGAAACCATAACAACATGGGGAAATGCTGTTGTTAGCTTTGGTGGTAGTGCGGACGCGCTTAAAGGCACATTTGCCACGCTTGCAAAAGCACAGCAAGATTACGCAATATCTGGACAAAGTGCGCTAGTTCCTTATTTGACCCAGCTTAAGGTAGGTTTCGGTGATGCCGATACCATGCTTTTAAATTTGGCTGATTCTGTCCAAAAAATGGATAGGGCAACCGCCAATAATTTATTAGGCAATATAGGAATAGATCAAGGCACTATCAACATGATGCTGGAAGGCCGTGAGGCAATACAGCTTGTATTGGATAAGCAAAAATCATTAAATCTGGTCAATAAAGCCTCGACAGAACGCGCCCAAAAACTTAAAAACTCATGGACTGAATTACAGCAGAAAGGCGAAAGTTTAGGCCGTGATTTGTTTGCCAAGTTGATGCCGCATATTGAGACCTTGCTTGGATGGTTTAAGTCGATAAGCGACTGGTCAACACAGCACAAAGATTTTGTAGTGGGTACAATAACCGCTATTGCTGGCGCGTTGACAGTATCATTGTTACCAGCTTTGGTTGCGTTAAGTGCTACGCCATTTGTGCGCGTAGCGGCTCTTATTGTTGGCTTAGGCGCGGCTATTGGTGGGCTTTATGATGATTACAAGGTATGGCAAGATGGCGGCGAAAGTCTGATTAACTGGGAAACTTGGGATAGCCAAATAAAACAGGCTAAAGAAGGCTTTAGTCGCTTAAAAGGCTATATCCAAGAGCATGGCGGCGTATTTCAGGCTATGAAAGATAAAACCCATGAGTTAATAGATAAAACATCATGGGAGGATGCGCTAAACGATGCCGAGCGTATATTTAACGCACTGATACAGTTAAACCAGGATTATGGATTTAGTATTAATGCGCTGTCAAATGACTGGGACGAATTTAAGCAGATGTTTAAAAGTTTGCTGGATTGGAAGCCGTTTGGCGAGTTTGGGAAATCGATAGGCGAATAC